TTGTGTGTACATAATCTGTTCAACGTGAAGATTCACGCTTGGAGATGCAGGACGAGTCGGAGATGAACCAGCAGCAACTGCTAGTAATTCCATATAGGTGTTTTGTGATGACCAATAGAACTGAATGTAGTCACCAGCATTAACTGTTACCAAGTCTTCAATGTTTGCAAGGACTTGGTTGTTAACGCCAGAGGTTGTAAAGACTGCGGTTGATTGAGTCACAGCAGTTCCGTTGAGGGCATACCAAACGTTTACTTGGTAGTTGCTTCCACCGCCAGTGGTGATGAATTGACCTAAAAGGTTTACTGAGTAAGTACCAGCATAGGTAAAAGTAATTTGGCTAGATGAAACGATGCTTACGCCACTTGAGCCAGCATTGGTGTTAATGGTAATGAGGTTGGCGCTAGTAGCGCCTGCGTTGGTCTGGGTAGTGGTGTCGTAGAAGTTACCGTAATGGCCTAGCGTACCGCCTGCGCCTGTAGCGCCTGTAGCACCAGTGGCACCAGTATTACCTGAGCCAGTCGCTCCAGTGGCTCCTGTAGGCCCTGTAGGGCCTGTAGCGCCCGTATTACCGCTACCTGTAGGACCAGTTAATCCTGTTGAACCAGTTGGTCCAGTGGCACCCGTAGCGCCAGTATTTCCACTGGCTCCCGTAGCACCTGTCGCTCCAGTTGATCCAGTTGCGCCAACGCTTCCTGTAGGACCAGTTGCACCCGTTGTACCAGTAGAGCCTGTAGCTCCTGTGACTGAAGCACCAGTGGCTCCAGTAGCACCTGTGGCACCTGTAGTTCCGTGTGTACCATCTGCACCTTGAATTCCTTGCGGACCTACTGGCCCAAGTTCTATTATTACTGGTTGCTGAGAACCAACGTTATAAACGTTTGTGGATACTGGGATTTCAACAACGGATATGCTATTTACGCTAATAGCCATTATTGATTCACACTCGCTACCACGATAAAGTTACCAGTCAAAATCTGATATACAATTCCGCCTGAACTTGTTAGGTTCAAAGCGTAGGTGTAGTTACCTGCTGGCAGATTTCCTGCTGAAGTTTGTGTAGCGGTTAAAGTTAAATTGATCTGACCAAGTGCAGCAGCAATTGAGATACCGCTACTGGTTGTAAGTTCAACGATTAAGTTGTTGCTGATGTCCCTTACCTGCATATCAGCGGTGTAGCCTGTTAGGTCTACAGGAAGGTTATCAACCTTCCATACTGGAGAAAGTTGAAATGTAGTACCGTTAACAACGGTGATGTTATATCTACCTGGATTCACTTAATCTCCTAAATAGTTGTTATGTTTGCACTGTAGCCATTGGCTACTAGAATGTCGTATTCACCTTGGGACAGTATGTACTCATGTCCGCCTAGGTAGCAGTAGTCTGCATCTTGAGTTTCGTCTACGCCTGGTGTACGTGTGCGTACAGTGGTTGTGCCATAGACAAGAATTGTGTCACCACGGGCAATTCTGTAACGCCAGAACAAACGGCTAAAGCCCGCTGGGCTTTCATCTACCGTTGGTGGTTTGAACAGATATGCCATTATTCTCCTTGAGTTATGTGGTAGCCCCACCCGAAGATGGGGCTAACACGGCTACTTAGTTAGAACTAAGAGTTGTGAATTGATGAAGATGATTCAATACGAACCAAGGAAGCATCACGATAACGTTGCCATCCTAGAACGCCGTACCATCCGATTGGACGGAAACGCATCAACTTATCAACAATTGGTCCGAAGATAACGTGTGGTTCTTCGGCAACTGCTTCAGCAAGTGCTTGCTTACCAGCAACAAGAGTACGGAATACGCGTACACCGCCGGTACCATAGGTCCATGCAGAACCGAAGGTTCCTGAACCTGTTGATCCGCCAGTACCGTCTGCTGCGTTGAACATACGAGGTGATTCAACGAACATTGCACCTTCGTAGGTTCCGATTGTTCCTGGCCAGAATTCTGATGAACCTGTCTCAGAGTACTTATGGTCATCACGCCATCCGCCTGAACCGGTTTCTGCGCGAAGATCGTGTGAAACTTCTGGGTGGATACCAACCCAGTAGTATTCGCCTTGACGTGGGACAGCCTTGTTTGCACGTAGCTTAGCTACAGCAAGACGGATGTCACGTGAACGGATAACAGATGTTCCGTCAATTGACTTTTGTGTTGTTCCGTTGGTGTATGTACCTGCGTAGGTAGATACTGGAGAAGTGGCTCCACCTGTAAGTTCAGCAATTACGTTTGGTCCACCAACAAGGGTGTTAAGCGCAACTGTGTCAAGTGAGTCAGCCATGTTGAACGCGATGATGTCAGCAATTGCTGGATCTACGTCTGATAGTGAGAACAACTCTAACTTACGAGTTGCAAGAGAAGCGTTACCGTATTCGTTCAGAGTAACGGTGACAGGTGTTGTGTTGCCTAGGGCTACAGCATCTGGATCAACGTCTTCTGAAAGTGGTGAAGTAACTGCTGATAGGTCTGTGTAGATCTGGAAGACTACAGAAGAACCTGGCATTGCTTGTTGTACTGGACGCTTGTCTGCGACATCGCGGACTAGAGGTACAGCACGGAGTGCAAACTCTACGTAACGATCATAAGCTGTCTGTACTAGGGAAGTACCTAGAGAACCGCCTGATGTATCTGTATATGCGTTTGTCACTGTGTCACCTTCTTTCTATTAAGGTTTGTGCGGTTAATGGATTTATCTACGACGCTGAGAAGCGTTACCTGTTAATGCGTTAAGATCTTCAATTGACTTAGCCCCTGTTATTTTTGCCATTAGGTCGGCATCTCTTGTTGGGGTATTCGCATTTTGTGTTGCGGCATTGATGCGTTGATACGCTGCCCGATTGGTTTGCTCTTCGTCGGAGATTGGAGCAGTTTCTGCTTCAGCCTTTTGAAAACCGAATACATCCGAGTTTTCAGTAAGCCATGCGTCAATCTGCTCTGGCGTTTGAACATCGCCAGGAATAAACTTGGCGACCTTATCAGGTACGCCTTTCTGTGCCAATACTTCTTTGACTGAACGATTGCGAAGATCAGATTGAATGTTTGCCAATTGCTCGGCTAATTCTTTCTTTTCTTTCTCTGCTCGCTTTAATGCTTTACGGAGATTTGCTGGACCATTTGGATCCACCTGAGTAGGTGTATCTTCTAGGTCTAGATCGTCTTCGTCATCTTCATATTGGTTTGCCATGTGGCACTCCCTTTCGTTGGTTGATGCGCAGGCCGCAAGTCATCTCAGGGGAAAGATGGTTGGCTCCCACTTCCAGTTTTTAATACACGTCATCCATACTGGTCGGTGGCGACGGAACTTAAATTAGGAAACGCCTTGGGCTGTTCCTATGCCAAGTGATTGGCCTTGTGAACTTGCTCCGGCAGATCCACCAAATGCTGATGTTTCTGCTGTTGCTAAGCGTTGACGAGTAGCTTGAGCTTGTACGGCTTCAGGACCGCTTAATGCTTCTTGTAAACCTTGTGCGGTGTTGTAGTTACCGTAGGCATTGCCGTAGATATTTGCTAATGTTCCAGCCTGTTGGTTAAGTTGTTGCGCTGATGCAAAGGCTTGTGCTTGCTTAGCGTAATCAAGTGCGCCAGCACCCATACCACCAGCAACTTGTGCAGCACCTGCAATATCAGGTATTCCTGCGCTAGATGCGGCTGCGGCTAATGTACCCTTTTGAGCAATAGCGTTAAGGATTGGTTGAGCCTTGGTTGGATCCATAAGCATTGCTGCTACGCCACCAAGATCAATACCGTAATACTGTTGTAGTGCTGCTGTTCTAGCAGGATCTACTTGAGTTGCGGCAATGTCCTTGTAAGATTGAACGATGTCGCCAACTTCTGCTGCTGATTTGTCAAGAGCGATAAACTGTTGAAAGTCTGATGGTTGATCGTAAAAGCCAGCAGGCATACCCATGTTACGAAGGGTATCTGAAATGTTTTGTTCTGATTTTAAGATATCTGCTTCAGATAGTTGAGGCAAACCATTAGCAGTACGCATAGCATTTGTCTTACCAAAACGATCTTGGTATTCAGGAGTAGCCTGAAGGGCCGCATACCATCCAGCAGAAGTAGTAGG